AGCAACTTGTATGAGAGCATAACAATTTCTGTCACACATTAAAGGGACTAAGGTCCCTTTCTTTTCCTTTATACTTGTATTATTTTTTAGAGTCTGTTATAATCATATTATGGAATTACAAACTTCAGAGCACTTAATATATTTTATGAAGCATAATCTACGCCTGAGTAGATATGATCTGAGATTCTTAGAAAATTTAGAAATACTAATTCTTCATGAAAATAGAGTTACCACCAATCAAGTAACGCTATTACATAAAATAGTCAATACGTATCATAGACAGTTTATTAAATATGACATGTTTATTGAAGCATTAGTAAAGCTTCCGTGGAACGTGCCTCTTGTAACTAGCTCTCCTGAATATGTTGATACATACATCACAATTGAGGCCGCCGACGATGTGATAACGTGTAAAACTCCTTATCATAGAGCCTTTATACAAGCCATTGGTAAATCAACTGAGCATTCATTTAAATGGGACAATGATGCGAAAATTTACAGCACATCGTTCAGCACTGGTAATCTAAAATTCATTGTTGATACAACTAAAAAACACTTTAACAATATACACCTCTGCCCAATAACTACGCATCTTCTAGCTGAACTATGCGA